CCTCGTAGGTAAAGAGAGCCACCAACGGTTAGGCCTTCTGGCAAAACGGTAATTCCGGTTCCTTGTATGTCAAGAGAGCCACCAACGGTTAGGCCTTCTGGCAAAACGGTAATTCCGGTTCCTTGTATGTCAAGATAGCCACCAACGGTTAAGTTTTCTGGCAAAACGGTAATTCCGGTTCCTTGTATGTCAAGATAGCCACCAACGGTTAGGCCTTCTGGCAAGACGGTAATTCCGGTTCCTCGTAGGTCAAGATAGCCACCAACGGTTAAGTTTTCTGGCAAAACGGTAATTCCGGTTCCTCGTAGGTAAAGAGAGCCACCAACGGTTAGGCCTTCTGGCAAAACGGTAATTCCGGTTCCTTGTATGTCAAGAGAGCCACCAACGGTTAGGCCTTCTGGCAAAACGGTAATTCCGGTTCCTTGTAGGTCAAGATAGCCACCAACGGTTAAGCCTTCTGGCAAGACGGTAATTCCGGTTCCTCGTAGGTCAAGATAGCCACCAACGGTTAAGTTTTCTGGTAAGACGGTAATTCCGGTTCCTTGTAGGTCAAGATTACCACCAACGGTTAGGCCTTCTGGCAAAACGGTAATTCCGGTTCCTTGTATGTCAAGAGAGCCACCAACGGTTAAGTTTTCTGGCAAAACAGTAATTCCGGTTCCTCGTAGGTCAAGAGAGCCACCAACGGTTAGGCCTTCTGGCAAAACGGTAATTCCGGTTCCTTGTATGTCAAGATTACCACCAACGGTTAAGTTTTCTGGTAAGACGGTAATTCCGGTTCCTCTAAGGTTTATTTTAAAATTAGAAGTCTTAAGAATTTCAGAGAAATCGAATTTTTCAGCCCAAGCCTTAGCTAATTCACTGTCATCGGTTTTATTGTTGATCTGATCGACCTTGAAAATGTTGAAGATTGGAAGAAACTCATACTTGTTTGCAACATCTTCTTTGAGACTGTGAAATAATGCAATGCTTGAGTGAGAATCAACAGTCCAATTATCGGGATTGTCTATTGCAAGCTGATTACGAGTTTCGGCATTGAAATACCGTGGTTTCCCGTCACCCATGCTTATAAAGGAGAAAAATTCACACATAATTATTGTTTTATCCTGTTAATTAATATTTTCACATCTTCAATACTGATTTCAAGCTGTTCTCTTAATTGAGATAAGATCGGTTCATCCCTTTCAACCCTTATTAATATTTGTTTCAATTTTGGGCTTGAAAATGGCATGTAGTCGATAAAATCCCATCCAGTGCAAAGTAATTGACCATGTATTTGCCAAAAGTAAGCCTTTGGAAGTTTTTTCGTGGCAAGGTATTCGTTATAAACTTGAAATGAGGGGTTCTTAATTTCTAAGCCTCCATTTTCGCCAACTATTTTACGGTCTGGGCTAGCTCCGACAAACTCATTATATTCAAAAAAACCTACAATTTCGGTTTGATTAAATGTTAAAATCTCATAATTTTCAACTGCAATAGGTTCTTTTTCGTGTCCCCTTTGCATCCATTTGTTAGTATAAGATTCTTCACTTTCGCCAGTCACTTGCTCATAAGCTACTTTTATAATAGCTTTTTGATAACCAACAGAATCCTTTTTCATAAACAAATCTGAAAATGTAGATGCTGTAAACTTGCCTCGCCTGACTTCATCCCATTCCTCAGAGTTTTGATCTATGTCGTAATATTTCATACTGCTTCTCTTAAAAGATCGTCCTTAACTCCGGTTAAATCATACACCTTTTCAATGTCTGCAATAGTTTTTGATTTAGACTTAATAGCCTCGACTGCTTTTATCCATGCTGGCATGTCTCGATTGAGTTTTGGCTTACTCATGCTTGGTTGAGATTCACGGATTCTCAACCCTTCCGTAACGTCTCCAAATGCCTGAACATCTCCTTTAATGTAGATTTGAACGGCAACATTATTCCAGTCGTTAATATAGGCACTTTTAGTGAATGATTTTATCACCTTGCAATTAGTTGCGTTCAGAATCATTGGCTTAATCGTAGCGTCTGTAAATAGAGCTACGTTGCAGTCTTTTTGCTTTCCGTCTGTTCCTTTTACTTTCTGAATTGAAACGGACTTAATCACACATTTTAAATCCTTTCCGTCTTCGAGGTCGCATGAACCGAGATAGTCACTATTGAAAACAGATTTCCAGTGAATTTTTTTATCTAACATAATTAATTTGTTTTTAATAATTGTAAATATTTTGGTTTGATATATTTTTCTATTAATTGTAAGTATTCAATAGAAACAGGGTGAGCGAAGCAATTATGCTTTTGAACGTTTTCGGACGCACTTAATAAATGAAGATTTTCAAGGCTATTTATTAATTTAATGTCCACATCTGGCATAAACCAACTGACGGGTATTTTATGGTCTATATGTTTTCCTTCCATATTTTCACCAATCACTTCAATTAAGTCAGAATATGAATAACCCAAAACATCAGACGTTCTTGATGATTTGTCTTTAATTACCTTATAAATTAAATTTCTCATATTCCTTTTTGTTTTAAATACGGGATCAGATTTGCATTTGTCCTTAATGTAGGAATTCATCTTCTCCCTAATTTTCATTCTATTTTTCTCTCTCCATTTACGTTTGGTTACCCTTATTTCCTCTGGGGTTTTCTTTTTATAATTCATCGAACGCTTTTTTATGGCTTCTGAATTTTCGGAATAGTATAATTTATTATGTATTGATTTATTGTGCTTAAACTTTGGATAATCTTTATTGTATTGCTCGTTTGTACACTTTTTACAACGAGGTTTATATCCATTTTTTGCGCGTGATTCAATTCCAAACTCAGATACTGGCTTAATTTCTTTGCATTTATTACATTTCTTTTCCATGCAATAAAGATACAGTTAATTATTTAAATAATACTTTTTTCCAGTGAGTTTTTGTTTCCATGATTTTAAGTTTTATTTATTTTCAAGTTGATTGATCATCTCTAGCACATTCAGATATGCAATAATTTGCAATTTATTTTGATTAATCGCTTTTCTTGCCTTGATACTATTTTCACAGATAATAATCTGTGATTGTATTTTTTTAATTAAAGTTTCCATAATATTTTCAGTTTAAATAGGTTGTAAAATCTTTGATTCCAAATTCAGGGAATAATATTGTCAGGTATTCCCGGCAATTGTACCCCGTTAATTGTTCCTTGACAAAAAAGAGCATCGTTTTCATATCTTGTTGATTAATGCAATTGAAATAGCTTTCTCAACTTCTTTTTTATCGAACCCTGTTATTCCGTCTTGGTTTTCATCAAAACATTGAATATCGATAATGTATGGACTATCGAAATCCAACCCCGTATAAATAGTACATTTTACGTCAGATATAGGATACTGTTTATTACGGTTGACAAATTCAATATCTTGAAATAGATAGGGTTCATCATGGTCTCCGTAAAGTGTTTTGATTGGTGTTGACAATTCCAAATCCAATAATACAACCGGTTTGGTTAATCTTGCCAATGTTCTAAAAACATCCGCACAAATGTTCTCAAAAACAGGGTGTATTTCTTTAAGGGTTTTTGGCTTCACAACCGGTCTAGTTGCCTCTGCTATTTGCTCAAATACGTTGTCCGCAACTGATTTAAAATTTTCATTGTGTTTCATGATTTAAGTTTTTGTGTTAAAAATAGTTCCCTGTCGGTCTGGTTAACCGAGAACCAGGGAACTTTGTTTTTCAAAATTAAAATTCGTAAATCGGAGCCGAAAAAAGGAATCGAACCTAAAAAGGTAGCAGATTAAGTCGCCGCTCGAATCGACAATCTCGACTTTGAGTTTGAGCGGTTTTAGAAAAGCATTTAGCCAGGAAAGCTTTGACTCGAAAGTCCTGAGCTTGCTGGCAAAATCCTTGAAAGCATATCCTTGACTTTCACAGAAAAGCTCCTTTTTCTTAAAAAGAAGCTTAATTTTGGTTTCAATTATTTTCATCAGGGATAAGACTTGAAATGATACTTTTCATTTTGCCTTTTTTTCGGCCAATTTTGCATTCTAATTTGAATGCTTGATTTTTCAAATCCTCTATTTCATCATACGTTTCAAAGAGATACTTTTGGGCTTCGATGCAAGTATCTGTGTCTTTTTCACATATAAATAGTATTTCGCGTTCTGCTTGAACGGAATTACCTTCTTTTAGGTTTTTCAACATCACAGAAAAAATGTCCGCTTCGTGATGTGTTTTTCTTAGACATTTTCTATCTGTTTTGGATAAATCATACCAACAACCAGCCTTAGCTAAGGCTTTTTCATTTTCATTCTTACATATTTGGATTAAGTCGAAATTCACTTCGACAATAACAATATCGTCAACAGCTTCATAGTCATCAATAGTTGTAACTACAAATCCATTTTCAATAGTTTCAATACTCTTAATATTTTTCATGATTTTAAATTTTATTTTAGCTTAATTGCTTCTGTAAATATCGGAATTAATTTCGGATAAATCACTATAAAACTGAATTATTTTCGGATAAAATGCAATTATTTTCTAAGTGACTGAAAAACAACCCATAACAAGTGCTATAAAAAAGCCGGGTGTTAGTGCTTCGTTGACAGGTCAGTTTTTCAAATCCCGGCCTTCTCATAGCACCGGACCGTTATAACCAATTTAATTGGCGACACTCGATATATGAATCAGTTCCTATTTGCTCAAATCCTTTTATCAAAAAAGCTCCTTGACTTTTTATATTTGAGAAAATTGATTTTAGATATTCGTTTTCTTTGTATTTTCCTGAATTTATGTATTTTATAAATTCGTCTTTATCGCAATCAGCAACTTCATGTATTTTATCAAGAAGTTTATTTGCGCTGACAATTTGCATTAAAAACGGATCAAATCCATAATGAGAAACTTCTACTTTGAGAGAGTTTATCATTTCTTTTAATTTTTCAACATTATTATTCATAATAAATATTAGTTGCAATGTGAATAATGAATAAATTCAATATCAATCCCCACAGCATCGCAAATCTTAGTCAAGGTATCTAATGTCGGGTTTATCTTCCCGGAAAAGATACGGGAAATGTAATCTTGCTGTAGTCCTGTCTTTTCAGATAGGGCTATTTGTGTTATTCCCTTTTCTTTCACGATCAACGCTATTCGGTTGAGCTGTTCTTTATAATTTTGATTTGTCATATTGTTATTATTTAAATTTCCTTATTTCACTTTCGCTTTTCCAGACCAAATGAAAGGATGGTTGAACAGGTATCCTTCCATCGGGTGCCGTACAATATAATACACAGAAATCAATAAAATAGGAAACCCCTTTTACAGAAGAAACAATTTGTTTGATAGTCCCGGCACAACAGAAGGGACCAACCTGTAAATAAACCTGATCCCCAACCTGATAACATGGGATTTTTATTTCTATTTTATGTTTATCCTTCCCGGTTATAGAAGGTTGAGATTTGGTTACAGTACAATCAAATAGTAAAGCTAAGAAGATCGAAAATACAATATATTTTTTCATGATTTCAAAATTAATATAATGGTTCAAAAGAGTCAAGTATAAAAGTAATGATTAAAATAGTGGTTGCAAGTACCCAGGATACCCTTTCATTATCCTTCTTGCCTTTTAACCTATCCCGTCCATGTTTTGAACGAAGTTTCCAGAATTGATTTTTTTTGGAGCGGTTATTTAAACAATTTTAAAAGTGTGTAAAATAATAATTGAAATTATCACAACAACAAATAATAGCATCGTAAAGCATCCCATTTTTTCATTATCCGCTTGTTGCCTTTCCGATCTTCCTTGAAAATCAACGACGGTTTTATTTCTGTAGTTTCTAACTGGTCTTAATGTTTTGAAATTATAGAAATACAGGAAGGTTAAGTAGGCCAATGTTCCGGTAGTATATCCAATTGCAAAATTTATTCTATTAACAATACATAAGACAATTATGCTAATAATAACAACTTGCAAGACGATAGATTTAAAGGCTTCAATTGTTTTCATAGTTATAGTTGTTTTAAAGTGAATATACTCAAATAGATTTCAAACCCTGTCATACAAAACAGGAAGGCTGAAATAATTAAAACAGCCGTCCATAATATTTTCAGCTCTCTTTGTATCTGTTCAATTGTGAGTTCCCTTTTCATGAATATAAGTTTTAAGATTATTTTTGTTCCGTTACCATTGCTATCCCGCAAGCTAACAGAAAGATTAATAATGCAATTCCTAAGTAAATCATAGTGGTAAATTTTTAAATTAGTCTCACCCAAAAACCCCGCATCGTGTTAGGATTGCGAGGCTGGTTATTTTCAGAGTGAATTATATTCCTCAATTAAGCTTGCATTAAGTGGGCTTAGATTTTTTTGCAAGTTTTACGTGATTGATTAGTTTCAAACACAGGTCCAAAGATATTACATTTAAGTAATATAAAATAGCTTTCTTCATGTTTTGCAACATAAAACGTAAAATAATTCCATCGTAAGTAAAATTATTCGAATACCTATTGTTATTTCAAAAACTATTGCTACTTTTGTGTGTCGGATTAATCAACCGGTTCAAGGAATGAGTAGAAAATATAAATATTGCAATTTTAGGCGCAACCTGCGCACACCGATAAATACTTTCATTCCTTGTAAGATTTTGCCCGCCCGTGATAGGTGGGCTTTTTTTAGGCAATCACCTGAAATAAGATGATAGTAGTTTCTCTATTCGACGGCATGTCGTGTCTCCAAATTGCCTTTAAAGAATTGGGGATAAAACCTGAAAAATACTATTCCAGTGAAATAGATAAATTTGCAATTGCACAAACTCAACTTAATTTCCCTGATACAATACAATTAGGAAGTGTAACAGAATGGCGAACCTGGGATATTGATTGGTCTAAAGTAGATTTAATTGGGGCTGGTTCTGATACTCAGATTTATAGAATGTGCGGGAATGGATGGACGGTTGAGGTTATAAAACATATTTTGATGCAAGGGTATAAGATTTGAATTGTTAATATTTTTCCCCACAAAGAGGGCAGTAAGTAAAAATCAATCTATCATCAAATTTTGTCGTCCGTGTTCCCTTTTTCCATCTTCCCGTAATCGGGGCAAATAACCTAAAATTATTCAGGTTTGAATCAAACGATTTATTTGTGAATGATACTTTCTCTATCACTTCTGATCCAGGGTTTAATTCAGTCATCCTAACTGTCAGGGTATCTTCGAAATTTTTAATACAATCGCACATAATTTTACTTTTTTGATTAGCACAAATTTATAAAAAAATACAATATATTAAAAAATAATCTATAAAAAGTATTTATAAGTCGCAAAAATATACTAATATTGTATAACTAAATTAGTAATATGCCAGTAGCAAAATCATTAAAGCGCACCCAAGCACGGGAAATGGAGGCAAAATTTACTCCGGCAATTAAGACACTTAGTAATTACATGCACAATACAGGGATGGTTCCGGTAGATTTTCTTGGATACAAGATTCCTGCCGGGACTTTCGTTGATAAGAATGGTGTTCAATGGCAAATCCAAGCTCATGCTGTTTGTTCAAAAAAGCACATGATCAAAAAGAACGAGGTGATTCCAATGATCAGGAAGTGGGCTATTGGGCTTCGGGTACGAATATTTATCAAGTATATTGTGGATTGGTCTCAAAAATAAGGACATGAAGGAGAAAAAAGAAAAAATCATTGTGAAGGATAGGCTTAATTTAGCGGATGAGACCGGGAAAACCACAATGAAACCAAAACAAAAGCTAACTAAAAAGGACATTAAGAAAGCAAAGAAACGCTTTCAAAACCGGAACATAACTAAGGCAAATAAGCTTTACTGGTATCTGGTACTATCCGGTATCTTCATGTTCACTTATTCAATCAGCTGCATATTCACCCATTTCCCGTTTTTATATACCTTTTTACCTATTGTTTTAATTCTTGGCTATTTTATATTGCTCATGCTAAAGAGAAATTGGAAAGTAATCTGGCTCTATGTCCGGGACACCGAACAGGGCAGATTACTTCTTTTCCTTAATAACCAGACACATTTTTCAGAGGAACATAAACTGAAACTCATTCAATGGGTTTATTTACGCAGAAAGCATATCAGGAATGAAATAAGTCTTAAGCTTCGGGATAAGGTAATGAACGGAGAGAAATTAGACCCAACAGAACGGGTATTGATCAAGTTTAAGACAGTTTATTGTCCTCAACAATTACTTGATGGGTTCAATAAAGCGCACCTTATAAATGCTTTAATTTGGGCTCACGTGAATGTTCACCTTCTGGATCAGGAATTAAGGGACATACTTGAATTAACTGACGAAAGAATGTCAAGCTTTCGGATTCAGGATGAAGTTGATAAATGTAAGAAGAAATGATTAAAATAGCTCTCATACTCTGCATAATACACATTCTCTACTATGTTTATGTAGGAATAATCTACCAATTTATAAAAATTGGAACCATCTACAATACCCCAAACGAAGAAGTGTTTCGGCTTCGGTCAAAATATAATGTTAACATCAAAACATTTCGGAAGGATTCTAACCATTGGGGCTTTCATTGGTTTAATACAGTCTACATCAATGAAAGGTTACTGAATATCAAGAAAGGTGCCAAGCATCCATATAAAACCCTGCATTTCTTTTTTGAGCATGAATATTATCATTTAAGGAATCATGCCCGGAAAGTATTTGTGTCAAGGTTATTATTTTGCTTCACTCCTTTCTTGATTTTAATCCATTGGGCTTTATTTGCCATTGTCTATATCACTTTTGCTTATTTCATGCACATAATTGTAGATAAAATATTTGAACAACAGGCTAATAATTACGCTGATAAAATGATTGAATTATGACCCGTGACACTACAATTGAAAAGAAACAGATCGTTCTGAAAACATTTCATGAACTTCTACGATCAGGGAATGATTATGAGGTGGCGCACATGTACCGGGAAGCAGGTAAGCCGGTATTCTTGGCAGGGATAAGGGCAGGTGGCATTATCCGTGATTACTATCATACTGTTATCACCGAGGAAATGATAGATTTTATCCCTAAATTTAACCGCAATAATAAGTGTGAAATAATTAATACCTTTGCTCAGAAGTTTGGCTTCTGTGAGCGGGAAGCAAGGTTAATCATCCGGTATATAAGGAGGAAGAAATGACGAAGGAAGAAAAGCAAAACATGGATTTGGATATTATCAACCAAATTAAGGCGGTTACAGCATCACAAAACGTTATGAATGCAGCAATGTACATTCGTGGAGACGCTGAAAATAACAATGCAATGATATGTATCGAGGGTGATGTGAAGCTATTAGCCAACACCCTTATTCATCATATTGAAAACAACCCAAAGTTCAACCAATTTATTATGGCTGTGGTTGGAAGCTATTTATGTAAGAACCCCGACAAAGAAAAAGAATTCAATGAAGGGATTATACTAATGAAAAATTCATTCGGGATAAACTAAAAAAATGAGTGATTCAACACCACAACAGGACAAACAATATACATTCGAGGAGCTTCAAAAGAAACTAACCGAGAAAGAACGTATATTTTGTCACCAGTACATTATTGACTGGAATGGTGCAAGAGCGGCAAGATCAGCAGGTTATAGTCAAAAAACAGCTAAAGAGACGGGTTATGAAAACCTTACCAAACCTCACATTAAACAGTATATCAGCATTATAAAGAATAATCTTGAAGAAGAATCAGGAATTTCTAAGCTTCGTAACCTTCAGGAATTGGCTAAAATAGCCTATTCAAACATCGCTCATTTGCATGATACCTGGATTGAGTTATCGGATTGGGAACAAATCAAAAGAGAGAACCCAAATGCTTTAGATGCCATTGAAAGCATTGATACTAAGACAGAAACTAGGGTATATAAAACTGAAAGGGATGATGAACAGGAAGTTGAAACCAAGTATGTCAAGATAAAGCTTTATCCCAAACTTATTGCAATCAAAGAGATTAACGAAATGATGGGATATAAGGCTCCGGTTAAGTTAGAGCATGATGTAAAGGACTTATCTCACCTTCAGGATATACTGGATAGTATTAAGTAGCAAAATAGAAGCCCGTACACCGGGCTTCAAGGTCAAAAACTAACGAATCTTAAACTTATCCTCATGAAAGTGAACCAAAGGTAAAAAACTATTCTGAATAAAGCAAATAAAAATAACATTATTCATTAAATTGGCTGCTTTTATTTATTGTTAAATAATCACGTTATCAATTAAATAGTCTCTAATTTGTGGGGATAATATTAAACATAGAAGATATATGGAAAACTATGAAATTATAAAAGGAATACCTGTTCCAGCGAGGTCAAAATATCCATTTGCTGAAATGGAAATTGGTGATAGTTTTGTTAAAAACTGTTGTTCACAACAACATAGAAACTTGCTTTCAATGACTGCGAGTATGTGGGGGCGAAGACACGGAAGAAGATTCAGAACAAGAAAAGAAGATGGAGATAATGTTAGGGTTTGGAGAATTCAATAATCACCATTTCTCATTCTTCTTCACCTGCGGTTGATCGTACATCTCTGCATGAACCTTTAAAGCAATAGAGTAGGCTAGTGCTGAATTTACTTGATGACCTTCACGTGCATCTACTTCTCCCGTTTCTTTCTTCCTTTCAAGATTTTTGATTTCCTCAAACACAGGCTGAGGTATTTCTTTGATCTTATTTGTCTCTATTAAGTCTTTGAGATTGTGATATACTTCACGCCTTGTAGACTGATTCACTTCAAACCCATACTCACGCTCTCTTTTCTTGTGAATGTTGTCAACTTTGAGCCTAGAGTAGATAGAATCATACCTTGCCGCTCTGGCTTCACGAATTGCAATATGCCCCAAGTCTGTTTCTTCGTTGGCAGATTGGCCATATTCATCCTCTACGGCCACCACCAATTTAGCAGTAGAATAAAGGGAAGCTATTTCGAGGGCTTTTTTAGCCGCTTTAAGGGGCGCAATCTCATTTGACAGGTACATTATAGGAACAGTACCATTTAACCTATCGTAGGTAAGGATTACTGTATTCCCTCCACGTTCCCCTTCACCCTTTAAAACTAGCACGGTCAAGTAACGGTAATTGTACAAGTGGTTGGGATTATCAAATAGCATCACGTCTCCTTTATCGTTTTCTTCGTACTGTACTTTATATTTGTAGTTCTCAAAGGAAGAGGTAAGTAAACAGTTTACCCAGCCGGTTACATTATTTTCAAGGTTATTCAATGCCCAAGCTTCTATGAATGTATTCTCTGCAAAGTAGTAGTGATTGATTGCGTAGCCGAGATTGTCAACGTGTTCATCGTGACTTGCACGGGGAAAACCGCATATTTGGGTAATGAAATTATCGTTCCAGTTGCCTTTGATGAGTTTACATCGGTGTGATTCTGCTTTAGGTTTGATGACCTGGTGTCTAGCAGTGTGTCCCCCGGCTACCAATTTGCTTTCCTGTTTACTGTGTTCACCGATCCGGACAAAGTTATAATCTGTATCAAACTCAATATAGTCGGCTAAAGAATTACCCGATGCTTTAGGTTCAATAAATATCCTACCTTTGTCTTTATCGAAGGTTCCATTTGCCACCAGTTCTTTTATGAAGTTGAGTAAGTCGGGAAGCTTTTTGTACACGTCCCAGGATTCTTTTACTATGATATTATTGCCTTTCCTTTTAATCAAATCTATCCCGGTTGGGTCATTGATTGTCTTTTCAGTGTAGGCAGCATCAATCCAAAGATCAAATACAATGTCATCATCGCAAGAATCGAGTATTTCAAACATACTTGGCTGTATGTCTTGTTCTTCCAAATTAAAAGGTGCTTGAAGATACTGACAAGTATAGGGGGCTGAGTTCATTTGTGCCTTTGTAATATCCAATACCTCTCTTGGTCTTCTGATTGGGTCAAGAAATCCGTTTGTGTATAAACATTCAGCATCTTTAGGAACAACAGGTGAAGCATGGGTAATCTCTGCCGGCAATGAAATTAATGTTATGTGAATATCTTTCTGTAATGTATAACCAGTTAAATCGTTTTCATGTAATCTTTGGGCTATAATAATATCAAGCCAGGAGTTAGGGTTTATATGTCTTGAGGTTAAAGTTTCAGCATCCCATTCATTCACGTGTTCACGTTCTGTATCCGATCCGGCTTGCTTTGGGTTTTGCATGTCATCCTTTGCTAAGATATGTGCATGCATCCCGGTAATTGTTCCATCAACAGAAGTATTAAATCGTTCTCCCCTGAAATTATTCTGTATCTCATTCATATTTTGAGACACAATCTCAAGTTTTTTCCCGTATTTCAATATGAAAAGGTTATCAAATAGTAAATGCCATTTATCGCTATCGGTTATAGCCCGTGCCTTTTTGGCATGACGTTCAGATAACCGGGCAGAGTATGATATATTGGTTGAAACAATCATTGGGTTCCATAACCAAACCCACATAGGAAGTGCGATTGTAACTATTGTTGATTTAAGGGATACAGGGGGAACGTTTATGATCAATGTCTCCATTGAGAACTCATTCCTTATAACTGGCATTACCTTTTCTTGGATAGCATCACAGATATATTTTATATAAGGAGCATCAACAAATGGTCCGCCTCCTATTTCTGTCCAAAAAGTCGTTAGAAAAACATATAACGATTTAAAGCATTCGGCCCCCCTTTTTGCCGCTTCCCGCTCTATCTCGTTCGTCCTTGCTATATCAGTGTGCGATGGCATTATTTTATATCCCTCAATATTTGCCTTGCCCGTTCACGTTCCACTTTGGTTGTTGAGGTAGATTTGATTTTGTTCCTCAACTTCTCCATTAGGATAGGCTTAAGTGTGTTCTTCTCTTTTGAATTGGCTTTCTTATAGATGAAATAGGTCTCTTCATAACTGAAATTCTTAACAGTCCTTTCAAGACCTGTCAACTTATAGTCTTTTCTTAATTCATGATATTCTTCCTGTGTAATGTTCCCGGCTTTCTTTTCTTCCAAAGCCTTACTATCATCGCCACCAGTCTTTCTCATTTCTTTACGAAGGTCTTTCAATAGGTCTGAATGATCTTTCTGTTCAGAGGTACGCCCACCAATAGGAAGCTTTGTTGCCTGAATGTCATAGGCTGTCTTTTCTGCCTCACTCATATTTAAGTCATAGGGAGCAGGGGTTATACCGAAGAAAGGAAGTATCTTATCCGGCAGGTCTTTATCTGCTGATTTTTCAGCGTTACGGATACCAAAAGGAATCAATTGTTTGCCCATGAATTTTAGTTCATCCAATCCTTTTTTGTAGATAGGATCGTCTTCCTCTGTAATCTTTGTACCATAAAAATCTTTATTGTTTTCCATTTGGTTCACAATAGAAAAAATTGGAGATAGTTTATTTGTGAGTGTTTTGCCCGGATTCGTGGTATAGTGATAAATATCTTTCATGTAAGTAGGCATTGATGAACGTGAAGGGTCTCCATTTGGTTCTGTCTCGCCTGTTTTTGGGAAGAAATAATCTTTGCCTTCACTCGGAGCTTTACCTGTACGCAAGTATTGATAGATTGCACTAGATAGCATTGTCATACCAACAAGTGAAACAACGTAGGCTATTTTATGTGTATGGTCTGATACCTTACCTTGTAAGGCATTTTTAGTTACTCCAAGTAGTTCTTTTGGTGCGCCACCTATTTCTCTAAATGTTCCTAAATTCCAACCTACCGACCGGACAGAAGCCATCATAATATCTTTTGCTGTTTTATTCCAAAATAAGTTATCATATACCATTTGCCCCATTCGATTATCAACAGACCTCCAAGCGTATTGAAGTGCCGCCCTTCTTTCAGTAGGTGTAGCATTTGGATGTTCATTCATTTCATAGCGTGCCATATCCATAAATACGCCTAACTTTTGACGTGGTACAACATATTCCATGATAGGTTTAGATGCTAGCTCGACAAGTTTAAGCGGGAACACAAGTCCGGCTTTAATAAATTTATGATCGGCTAAGGCATTATGAAATTGTTCTTTTGCTTTTACAGAATAGAACTTATCCATTTGTACACGACCCCCAGCCTGTTCTAAGAATTGTGCTATCTGTTTCATCTCTGGGGTTGCGGCTTCATCTCCAAACCAAGCCTTATTTAATTTATTTCCTTGAATAATATTTGTGATAGGGGCTATTGGTGTCATTGCAAAATGTTTAGCGGCTTCTCCTAAATTACCGTTGTACATGTATTCTAATCCAAGTCCAAACTTAGAAACTGCAGCATCCATTGAGGTGAATCCTAAGTGAAACGCAGACAATCCAAGTTGTAATTGAGTAATCGTATTGCCAAGTCCACGATAAAGATCATAAGCATGATTACCCATTAACCCTTTTGAAAGGAAGTTGTTTAGAACTTGTGCTGCACCTTCCTGAGCATAGTAATGACCAACGATCTGCATTCCTTCATCCGTTTTTCTCGATACAGTGCTAACCTTATCATCAATTAAAGTGAATCCTTCAGGTCTATTTGCCCCAAGACGCACATATTTTACCAGTCCTTCAAGTTTAAGTGTGTTGAGGGTTTTATGTGCCATAACATAACGTTCCATATCTCTCACATTTGTAAGGACAGAGGTTATAGGATTCCAATCAACAGGTTCTAATCCTTTATCAATGCTTTCTTTATAGGTTTTAACAGTGCGCTGGTTCATCCATTGTTTAGAACCTTCGTAGGGACGTTTACTTTTGCCTGAAAATAAAAACTGTTCTGCTTTTTTGGGGTCTTTAAATCTTCTGGGGTAATAATTTTCAATAAACTGATCAAGTTTTCCGGTTCCTAAATCCCGTACCTCATCTCTTACTTTATCTTGTAATTCCCTTAAAGCATCTGCATATCTTTGAAGGTCTTCATTGCCTTGTGGCCTGCCACCTGGAACAGAAGGGTCTTCTAATTTATCAATAAAATCAGTAGATTGCTCATGGGTCATCTTGCTAAACTTATCGGTCGCCTCTTTTAGTCGTGCTTCTGATTGATTCATTGTTCTCTCCATGTGAGACATATTCTCAGTCATATTTTCAGCAGCGATCTTTCCACTTGCCGTAGAAGAAGGGGACAGTGTATTTCTTAATGATTCTGCAAACTTGTTGTATGATTCTGCTGTCTCGGTTACGCCGGGGACATACGTTGCTGCCCTTTTTAGTTTATCTACTTTACTTGCAGCCTCACCCATCCTGTTTAAATCTTCGATAGGCTCAATAGGTTTGTTTTTAGGCTCAATAGGTGTCTGACGGAACATCGGCACCCCTTCACTCATTACAGATTGTTTCATTGAAGATGTGACAGGTAGGGATTGAACGGTTTTGTCTCCTTCTCCTTTTGGTCTTACATATCCTTCATTCTCTTTTAATAACTGATAATATCCTTCAATAGCTTGCTGCCCGGCTGTTCCCTTATCCTGTTCTATCTTACCAAGTGCTTTCTCTGTGGGTGAATAGAATCCTATGTTGGATACTTTGATTTTATCTTCCTTGTCAGCAATTCTGAATTTTACTGCCTGATCATTGAATGGCTTCTGTGTATTCCCATTTTCAAACCAGTCTTTCAACCCTTGCTTAGTGGTACGGGTGATCTGGTCTAACCCTTTCCAGTCAGCAGGGAAAGCCTTTTCATAGGTCTGTCTTGCTTTTGTTACGTTGTCAAAGCCCAACATTACCTTGTGTTCATCGAATAAGCCTGTCTTGGGGTTCTTCTGATCGACAACATAGATTTTATCACTTTCGGGTTTATCGCCCATGAAAACGTCTACGTGGTCCTTATCCTTGCCTTTTGTCCCCCGGAAATAACCATAGTCGGCAGGTAGTTCACGCTCCCATTCTTTACCGTATGAATCTACACCACGCCTTATTGATCCTTTGGGGTTCTCAATTGAAATATCAAAGCCATCAAAGCGGACGTGACCTTTCTTGTAGTTGCCCGCTTTTTTCTGTGCGTCGGTTGGATTGGTGTTTACTTCTTCGGATGCTTTGTTAATGCGGAAACGGATGTTATCTACTGAGTAGTTGTCTTTAATGTACTGCTCTATTTCATCAGCAATTTCATCAGAAGAAGAATCTTCATCAAAAGACAAATCGGTTGATGCCCCTGCGAATTTCCCTGCTGTTGCATTTTTGTTGGCAATAACAATTGTTACATCTGGCCTTCCATTTCTGGGATTATGTGTATGGTCTGCAATGCGGATAGATACTTCTCGGTTTTCATTATCGTTTTCATCGTACTGATCTCCGGTAATGTTTCCGTTTTTATCCACATAGACAGAAGAATATTTACCAATTTTAGTATTGAACCGATTACCTAAATCTTTTTGAACATCATAAATTAAATCATCAGTATTGGCATTATCGGCTTCACTTTCTGCATAAGTGTAATAATCATCATCTACGGTATATTCGTAGGTATCCTTACCTTTCAAAAAGTCGTCAATCTCATATTTAGTAATGTCTTCTGGTTTGAATTCATCGTCACCCGTATTATCAATAATTTCTTTGATTGGGATTTCTAAATGTTCAGCACTAATTGAAACCGAAGCTCCGGTGTAGTCATAATCATAAGGATTACTTTCAGCATCACTAATAGCTCTATCTATGTTTATACTTGTACCCAAAAACTCCCCTGAATTATCCGTGTCAAACCGAGTATTGTAAACAGTAGTGCGCAGTTCGTCGCCTTTTATTTCAAAGTCTTTTCCATTATAACGCTCATGTTCCTTTTTAAAGTCAGGATTTTTAGCAATCATCCTAAACCTTATATCAGGGTTGCTTTCACTGAAGGTTCCCTGATTGCCGGTGGAGCTTTTTACTTGATTGGGACTAAATACTGCTGTTGTTGTTTGTCCATGACTTTCAGCGAGTAGTAATCCATCATATTTATACCCTTTTTCATCGAAAAATTCCTTTAAATCTTCTGCATCTGTCCAGTCGGGTAATCCTAAGTTTTGATCCAATGGAGTACCATTTCCCCATTTATTTATAAATTCACTATCAAATACTTTCTTGTGTTTTGGTATTCTGGTATCAAATGGATTTTCAGCCTTTAAATAAACAGGCATAATGCTTTTACCTGCCAATGTTTTAGCTTCAAGTTCCTTTTCTGCTTGCCCTACATAATGCGCTCCTTTTGCAGAACTTCCCTCGGCATACATTTCAACATATTCGGGGTTATCAGAAAAGAAAAGTATCCTATCATCCCTGAATTTATCAAAATCCCTATTTGTGGCATGATACATTACTTTAGGATTACCGTTTTCATCGGTTATCTTAGAGCTTCCAAACCAACTTTTGAATTCAGGGGTTTCGGGTAGCTTGTCGGAGAGACGGAAACGAATGAATTCACTTTGAACAGGCTTAGTTCCTTCTTGATAATAATCTCTTATGTCATTAAGTATTCTTGAAGCGGGTGTTTTTACGCCATACTCCATACTGAAAGTAGTTCCATATTGACCGGGTTCAGAATAATCAACAAGCATTCCTTGAAAATCTCTTTGTCCTTGGCTTGCGTTAATATATGAGCGAAGCGTTTTGTATTGTTCTGGTGTTGGTTCTTTTGTTACTTCGAAGCCATTTGATTCACCTTTCATTCTAATATTGCCACTTGCCATGAATTTAACCATATCCATATCAGAGTTTTCATCTGCCGAACTAATTTCCCTGTGATCTTCTGCCCTGCCTTGTGGATAAGTATTACCATGTTTCCTACCGGAGAAGTCAAGCATAGTGCCATCATTCAATAAATAACCTGCTTCATAGAAATTATTAGTGGTTCCAACGTATCTCTTTGTTTTAGTAATGAATTTTTGATCATCAGTTTTTTCGGCTTTTGGTTCTTTTTCTCCAAGTACTTTCTCAAATGCCTGTAAGTGGTTATCATATACCTGTCTGCTTTTAACATTATCAGTAAAATATTTGACCCAATCAGAAGTAGGTCTTGGTGCAAATCCTTGCTTGGTTAAGTTTTTATTGATAGCATCCCATTGTTTATCTGAAATGTAAGCAGGATTATAATATCCCCTGTCTTCTACTTTTACAAATGGTGTTTTCATTAATTCAGGAATAAAATCACCTGCTTTTAATTTATCACCATCCTTTAAAACACTGTTATGATACCATTCACCATTTACTTTTACTTGATCTCGGTGTACTTCTTCTACTTCGGGCATTTTATCCTGAAGTCTCATTCTCACATTCCCTTCGCCTTTACCATTAACCTTTTGCCCCTCAGTCATCCTCTCTCTTTGCTCTTTGATGATATTTAACAAATCGTTTTGAGTAAATTGATTTGATGTTAACCCAAATGTTTTACGAACGAGATGAACCAATCTGTCAACAAAACTTTGCCATTTGGAAGGTATGGTTTCACTCTCTGAAAGATGCGATAGAAATTCATCGGCAATCATTTGCTTATCGTTATCGGCTAGATTTTCTTTACCTGAATAGTCAGGGACATAATCTTTAGCAACCTTATCAATATCTGCCGGTTCCATGCTATCAAATACATCTGACATTAAGTCATTAAACTTTGTGTATTGTCTGCCAATAATGCTTTGAGGGTCTCCGTTTGCAAATAACTCCCTTAATCCTTTGTGGTTTGCTTCATGAAGGAATGTTTTCTTTGCCTCTGATACGGCATGGATTCTATCGGATACAATGTAAATCTTTCCATCTTCAGGGTTATAAAACCCTGTCGTTTCTTTTCCTGCTGCAATCCTTTTCCTTTCCTCTTCCTGAACGTTCTTGGGTATCTCTGAAGAGTTGACTATTTCAACGGGTCTGTTTAACTCTGAGCTTATCTGATTGAGTGCATTGAGTGCGTTACGTTTCTCTTTTAAGTCTTCGGCTGCCTTAGCGGTTATGTTGAGTAGTTTTGGTTCTCCGGTATCCTCTTTCTTTACACGGTAAACAAACCCATCTTCTCCTTTTACCTTTACCCTATTACCTAAGTCTTCAATGACAGTTCCATTCTTTTCATCCCCGGAAGGCGTGGTAAAAGAAACCTGTTTTGGTTTATATTTTGAGTTATCAACATTTGATTCTTGCAAATTATTTTCACCACTTTCAGTACTACCCTCTGTATTTACTGGTGTTTCAGAAGGCATTTGGTTAACATTTTCGTTATTAACATCTGAATTATTATTTTTTTCGGGAACTTTTTTAATGTTTTTAGTCGGTTCTGCTGCCTGATCAACAGGGGAAGACTGAATTTTTTTAACTTCTAATACATCGGGGTTATAAACAACTAATTCACCATCTTCATACAACCCATCATATCCCTGTTCTTTTAGCTTATCTACTACCTCTGGATTACGTCTTAATATATCTCTTGGTAATAAGTTATCTAATGATAATCCAGCATCAATTCGTTCCTGTGCTTTGCGTTTTCCTGCTTCTGTGTTTTCGACTGCCCATTCTACGAAAGTATCTCCATATTTACCATTTGGAGTATCTTGAACTTTAAATATTTTAGCTTGTGGGGTTAATGCAACTTCAATTTTATTTTTACCATAGTTCTCTATTTTAAAAGAACCTTTTTCTTGAAGATAAAAGCCTTTACCTAACCAAGAATCACCTTGACCACTTCCGATTTTAGATAAATCAAAACTGTCAAAATTATCTGCATTAGTTTCATGAATAAAAGTCTTATTGTTAATGTTAGGATTAATAGAAGCACCCCCTCCGGTTTGCTCTTCAGGGGTGCGTTCTGGTGATTCAGGTAATTGAGTGGAACGAGAAACATCTTCTACTGATGTAATTTCTGTTGGCTGTTCAACTTTATTTTCTGTTGCCGTACCATTCTCCGCAACTGGTGTATTTTCCACGTTGTCGATACCTGCGTTGTCTTGCTGCTCTCCGGTTGTGTTTTCATCTTCAGTATTTTTAGGGTTCAACACATCATCAATCTTTTGAACTTTTTCATTCAAAGTTTTAATTTCACGGGCTATATTGGCTTTTTCATTTAGGGAAGTAGATTTCAACCTCTTTGTAACGAGCTTTTCAACCTTATCTTTTGCGGCCTGTTGTAGTTCAACCAGGGTATTATTTGTTTCTTCTTCACCAAACTCTTTTGAGTATTCACGTTTAAACATTTCAGGCTCCATAGCATCATAGTCGGGAAGACCATCTTTGTCTTTTGGTATCTCCGGGTGCTGTTGCCTTAATGTTGCTTTGTCTTGTTCTACCTTAGCGGCTTCTGCCTGTTGTTGTTCCGCTTTCTGCTGTTGCTGTAATTGGATTTTTTCAGCTTCCTTTTGCTGTTCGGCCTGTAATTTCTCATCGGCTTGCTGCTTATCTACTGCATCCTTTTCAGCTTGCTTCTGTTGGTCAATAGCTGCCTTTTCAGCTTGTTTTTCAGCATCGGTCTTATATGGTTCAATATCAGCTAAAACATAATTACCAATATGTCCTTTCTCATTCATGACAGATACCATTCCATCATCACCAATAGCGACTACTTTGGCTATACCATTGGGTGTATGAACGGATTTATCAGGAATAATCCCCTTATCGGCGGCTTCCTGTTGTGCTTGCTGCGCTTGTAGGTATTGGTTGTCCTCCTGGTTATCGGTGGCATTACTTTTATTGTGAATATCTTCAGGTGCTTGACTTGAATAATCTGTTACCATATCAGAGCCAAATGCTTTTATCTCACCGTCTGCATTCTTGGCAAAGATAGCCCTTCCCGGTTGTCCTAAGTCTTTGCTATTTCTGATATAATATTGTTGACCGTCAATATTGGCAGTAGTTACGTTGCCGTTATCGTCTTTAAATTCATCAATGCCTTTCTGTACTTCAGCCGCTTTGGCTTTAAACATTGAATTAAGTTGAACTGAGTTTTTAAGATAATCAAGGGCTTTATAATAATCAGGTGTAGTGATATTCATTTCACCACTTATCTGATTGAAATTATTTATAATGTCTTGCGGATCGGTGTAGTTTTTAACAATGTTATCAACGGCTTCGGTGTAGTTTGCATTGGGAATATCTTTGAATTGTTCTACCGATTTGGCGTAATCATTCTTTACTTGTGTCCGTGCCTGTACGTTTCGGAAAGCATCCGCTCCTATTTGTGCTGACTTTGTCACGGCTCCAAACATTGCCCCCGTTTCGGCTGCATCTTTAGCCGTATTCCACCAATCCTCTGGTTTAATATCCTCACCGATTAAAAATTGATTTGTTGCCTCTTTAGTTAATTGCATTGCCTCCATAGATAACACACCATGCCCGACACCACTAGCCAGTTCCTTTACTAATTGAACAGCCTTTGTAGGTTCTTTTTCGGCAAATGAAGCAATTACTTTAGATGCAAAGTTCTTGGCTTCCGGGTTATTTATCATTGAAGATGCAATACCATCTACAATTTTACCACCTTTAGGAAGTAATGAGCCCATATATTTACCCATTGGAAGAGTGTATGCCAATGCGTACAAGTACCCTGCCGTATTACGGTCATCTTCATTTTCAGGAAGATTATCTTTTGCTCTCTGCTTATCGTATTCTTGCCCTCCTTCGCCCAATCCGGACAATCCAAATAATCCAGTAGATAATCCAGCTACTTCAGCCGAACCCGTCAATGCTGATGCTACTGCCGGAACAATAAATACAGCTGCAGACCCTAATTTTGAAGCAAGGTTATTTTTTATTGTAGGATCGGGTGCGTTCCATTGGTCTATTGATTTTCTAAATGCTGATTCAGGTGGTTTTTGATAACCTTTCTCACCGGGATACATATACTCACCTTTGTCATTTACTACCGCTCCGCCTGTAAGATTGTTTTGAATGTTCTTGCTTACATCGTCTAAGGCATAACCAGCATTTGCAACAAAATCTTTTGCCGTTGACTTAGCTCCTTTGACAAAATCTTCAGCAACATCTGACTGTATCGGTGTGGGCGCAAAATTACCTGAAGGTGTTAACGAAGAAACAGGGTTTACTATTTGACCAATTGGCTTAATGGCAGGAATAGGTGTTACCGGTTGGGTATTTGCCCTATCAAGGCTATCCTGAAATTGGGTGTATTGTCCCGGAGTGGATTCGGATTGCTGTGTAGGTATAAATGAAACCTTGTTTTTATACTCGGGGTATTTTTCGATGATTTTTGCAGCAAGAACGCTGTCATCTACATCTTTGTAGTCGGGATATTTTTCTTTTATCTTTTTAGAAAATTCCTGAACACTTATAGGTCTTTGTTCTTCTGCCTGATAATTTGCAGAATTTTCTTGCTCTGACATATTATTATAGTATTAAAGTCCTAAATTCAATGGATCATTTTTGGATTGTGGTGTTTGTTGTTGTACTGGTGTATTTTGATTGTCCGGTTCAATAACCTGACCGGGGCTTTGTACTTCAGGCCAGGTCTTATTTGGTGCGCCTGTGGTTTCCCATCTTAAATATGCCTGAAGCAAATTCTGGTCTGTTACTTCCTTACCTAATTCATCAACTACAATTGTTTTTGGTTCTCCATCTTCACCTATAACATTTTTATAAGTTTGATGTAAGGCCGTTTGAATATACTTTTTGAATTCAGGGTTCGTTTTTGCCCGGCTAATAATATCCCTTTGTTCTGGCTTAGGTATCACCCTGTTAATGGTTTGACCATTTGCAGCCTGATAGGTGATGTTTGGAGAACCAAACTTATCTTCCTCTTCGGCTTTCTTAAGACTATTCTCCATTGCGGCTATCTTTAATGCAGTATCATTATTCATGCCAGTTGTTTTAACATGGGTTGAATTTGCATCATCGGAAATAGTTTTCTGGTTTGCCAATTGGTCACGTAGTTCCTGATACTTCTGCCGTTCAGATTCTTTTAACTGGTTACTTTTTAGTTGGTCATCTACCCAATCCATCATTTGTTTATGGTAGTTGTTCTCCCAATTATTAGCAGTTTGTTTATTTGCTTCTGATATGTTTTTGTAGTTCTGGAACTCTTCGTCACGTGCTTTCTGAATACTTGGAGCGGCTAAAGTATCGGGGTTAATTGTTCTTCCTCCAATACCTGCCCCAAAAATAGCAAGAGCATCCGCCCATTTAGCTGCTCTCTGTAAGCGCGCGGTACGTTTTTCTTTGTCTGCATTTAATGTAGGTGGGGTTACGTAATTTGGGTTTGGAATAGAAGCTGCATATTTTGCAAGGCTTTCCCTATTTTCTTGTGGAACTAATGCTGATATTTTATCTGCCATTGCAGTCTTATCGGTATCCGTAAGAGGGTAAGCATAGGGCTTATTTAAATCAACACCTATTTTATTTGCCGTATTGGCAACGATATTAGTATCCTTTGCATCCCTTACAGACTGTCTATTCACCCTGTTTTGAATAGCTAATTGTCCTGACGGAAGGTCTTCATCCTTCATGTTATCAATAGTATTCTGATTCTGACTTTTCAATTTGTCAATATCGGTGTGCTGAATAGGATTAACAGGTGTTGGTGTTATTGTTAGTGGTGTTGCTACTGCGGGGGGTGCTGTTATCTTTTGAACATCCAACGGATTTAGCTTTTTGATATTGTTTTCGGGTTCCTGATTGGTATCCATAATTTTAATATTAGATATTTATTTTTTATTAAGCACCTGTTGCTCCTGCCTTCATTATACTACCTAACGCAGTTCCGCCACCTTGCATGGTATTGCTGATAGTATCAATCCCTTTAAAGAAGCCGTCCCATTGTTTGTCTATTGCGCCTACCTTTATATCAGCCGAAGTTCCCATTTCTTTTAATTGTAGGGCTTTCAACTGTTCAAGTTGTGCATTCCTGTTAGCTTCTGCACCTGTGGCTATATTACCTGCTGCCCCTGCCATTGCATCGCTAGCCTGACCTTGTGCCGCTACCATTGCTTCGGGGCTTGCATTTGCGCCCATTACATTCATAGACCGGTTATAATAATCTTGTGCGCCTTGTGATGCTTTAACCATTGCAGATTTAGAGGCTGCCGTTTCAAATGGGTTTCCATTTTTTAGCGCATCAATGTCGTTCTGACTTTGATTTGCCATAGCGGTAAACTCGTCCGCTATCTTGTATTTTTGATTTGATCCGAACATAACCTTAGTATTTTAAGCCCAAAAATAAAGATTAATAGTAAGCGATAATTCTATTATAATGACTTGTACTATCTATTAGCGACTTGTAAGCATTAAAAGTATATTACAAGTACCATGTTTATAGTAATATAAAATAAATTTTGATTTTATTTTGTGTCTTATTAATGTTAAAATCATAATTTCTCACATCATGGAAAAAGATAAAGTTGAAGAAATGGACGAAAGTGGCATCCCTACCAAGCCCACAGAAACGGAAGCACAACCAGCCACAGCACAGAATGATGATAAGCCTGTTGATGATAAAGACGATGTTACCGAAGAGGACATTTCTAATGTCATTGCAACACTTAATGAGTTTCAAAAGATCATAGGGGGCAAAGAGCAAATTGCCAATATCCCTAAAGAACTGGTGAAAATCAATAAGTTCATGATTGAAAAAATGATTGCCCTTCGTGATATGTACGAAGACCCTTACTGGAAACAGATGATTGACGACATGGTGGATCAAAAGGAAGATGGTAAAACACCTTCTGTTGTCGTTGCTGCTGCCCGTGTAATCCCACAGGATGAATACGAGGAAGCGGTGGACAATGAAAACTACGATGACGTTCAAGCCAAAGTTGGTCAAAAAGTTCAAGGTATCAAAGACGCTCAGGATAATGAAGCGTCTATGGCATCTAACTTTAAAGCCTCACAGGATGCAGGGAAAGCCTATTGCCAAAAGATGAATTACGATGATTCAGAAATGAAAGATTTGTTTTCATTGGCAATGAGTTGGTTTAAGATTCTTGGTGATGGTATGATTTCAGAGGAAGAATGGGCAAAAATCGACAAAATGAGAAATTATGATGGTGACACCAAGATGCTCCGGGATCAACTTCCTGCCGCACCAACAAAAGAGGTACTGCCCGATAAATCATCTATGCAAGCCTCAATGAATGCCCCTGCACCGACAAAGCCCGCAGCTAAACCAACCAATTCTTTAGAGGCATTGGGAATGGCTCAGTCTACACCGAGTTATATTCGTCCACGAGGGGGAGCTAAGGTTTAAAAAATCAAGTCTAAAAACATTTAATACAGTTATAAAATGAAAACTATTGTAAAATTTATTCTTTGCGTTTTGTTTTCGATTTTCATGGCTACGCCTGAATCGGTTAACGCAAGCCTATCGCCGTTCGGTATGAACGCTTCTCTCGACCCTAGTAAGGGTACTGCTGCTGCTGCTGACATCTTTCAAGATGTGGCAAGCATTGAAGAATTTGGATTAAATGCTTCTGAATTCGTATCTCCTGCATGGTTGGAAATCCTTGTTTTGGTTTCTCCTGCCAGCTTTCCTATTAGTACCTTCCTGACACAAAAAACACTGGATGGTATAAGGGGATTAGCAAAAGCACAAAAACCAACCACCGGAACGTATGAGGATTATTTTATTAAAACAGCCGATGGATCAAGCCGTTTTAATCCTCAGTATCGTGTTCAGGAAGACAATATGAAAAATGCTTCTGAATTTGGTGAAACTCAAATCAATAATTATAAATTGAATTGGGGTCAAATTGCTGTAATTCCTTACCAAGATTCATTAAGTGCAACCTATACCCAACCAGGACCCGCTACTACAACGGCAGTATTACATGTAAACAATGCTCAGATTTGGACTGCACACATGGAAGTTAAGGTACAGAACGCTACTTATGCCGATGGTCAACCTTTAACCCTCTTGATAACCGCTGTTGATACCTCAGCTGGGACTATTACCGTAGCCTCATTAGGTGGAGCAAGTGGTACTACTGTAATCCCTACCATTAACACAGGTACAAGGGTTACACGTATGGGTACAGCATTTGGGTCAATGGACGTTAAAAATACTATGGTAGCACAATATCCAACAAGTGACTATAATTATGCACAGAAGTTTATCACTTCCGTAGTTTATAGCAACTGGTCAATGATGACAAGTTTGTTTACCAACTATTCATTCTCGATGATTACCAATCTTGCATTACAGGATTTTAGATATGGTCAGGAATTCTCATTCATGTTTGGCCCACGTTGCGAAAAAACCGTTACAATCGGAGGTGAATCTAAAGTTATTCATACAACTGGAGGATTAGAGCACTTCATTGATCAGGTTATAGAATACGGTACAGGTGGCGGAAATACTACTATCACTGAAACTGATATAGTCGATTTCACTAAACAAATGCGTATAGGGAACAATGGTTCTGATACCCGCTTCTGGTTTGCAGGGTCTGATAATATCGCTGCATTGAATAAAGGAGTGATGAGTGACCGTACCCGGTTTGTTCAGAAAGAATATGATACTATCTATGGTTTGAGCTTTACTGTTCTTTACTCCTTCTTTGGAACTATCAACGTAATGTATGCGCCTTTAATGGATCAAAGTGAATATATCAATAAAGCATTCCTTTTGGATATGCAGTTTGTTGACAAATTCGTTTTTCAGCCATTCAAAGAAACGAAAGTTAACTTGGTAGCTTTGAGACAGGCAGACGCTCAGTCAGTAGATATGCTCGAAGCTTGCGGCTTAATTATCCGAAATTTAGACTGCCATTTCATTGTAGATGTAGCAGCCTGATAAAGATATAAAGAGAAGGGGTTTTATATCCCTTCTCTTATCTTTTAATACATTAATCCAAAAAAGTAATTATGGAACAAGAGAAAATTTTTGTCTTAACAAACAAAAGAACTTTTAAAAGATCAGTGAATATTTTTGTTTTTGATTCAACCGGGAAACTTGAAAAAAGAAACATTGTATTTACAACGGAACATTTGATTGACAAGAGCCAAAGGAGCGATGTTGCCCAGACAGTAGCGGCTCAATACTTTGTAAAAAACGATGCTGAAGCTAATGGGCTAATGGCTAATTCGGGCTATGGGAAAACATTTGTGCGGATAGATGACCCTGAAGGTCAATTGAAACTTCCTACACGGTTTGTATCCCCAGATGATGCTGAAAAAGCAGCATTGAAGATTCTTTTTGACAAAGCAGGATTGGAATTCAACCCGGCTTATGATACTAATGTTCTAAAAAAGGAATATGAAATCTATGTTTCTGCATTAGCAGGCACAAACAAAGTGGCTGAAAGTAAAGTAAAGGAAATCCCTGCAAACCCGGTTGATTTCGACAAAAGCCGTAGGGAAGGTATTTTGGCAGCAAAAGCCAAGTTTGAAGAAAAGTACGGTTATCCTGTGCCTGATGTTGTCATCAATGATTTGGCTTTCTATGATGGGCTTTCAAACCCTGATTTCCCGGCTGAAGAATACATTTCCAATAAGCAAAAAAGCCTTAATGAAAATGTCAATACGGCTATGGATGCAAACGAAAAAACCAAAGAAAAAACTATCGGAGAACTGCAAAAAGCATACTTTGATAAGTTTGGGAGAAACGTAGCCAACGCTAAAAAGAACGATGCAACCTGGATTAAAGGCGAACTCGCAAAAGAGTAAAAGTAAAAGCTGAAATAACATAAAGGCGGCGGCAACCCGTCGCCTTTTTAATAACAAAGAATATGAATACTCAAATATTGACGGTAGGTAACACCTATAAAATTAAAAGACAGAATTACGGAGGCAATACCGGAAGCGTAGGAGCCTTAATATTTAAAGGTGATTCTATATCTGTTAATGTATTTGGCAGTCAGGTTAAGCCGTCATATCAAGACGAGATGGTAAACCTTAAAGACTTACTATATCCAACACGGGGGGCTATCATTGCCGCTGCCGGGATATTTTCATTTTTAATTTTACCCGACTATATCAGGATTGCAGGTACAGTAGAATCTATTGAGCTTGTAAACTATGTAGCAGAAACAGATTTAGGGTTATTACCAGCAAGTGATGAAGCATAATGAGTAAAACTGCTACCGATATTGTAACTAAGGCACTGACATTACTTGATGAACAGTTGACGGAGTTTGCGACAGCCGCAACGACTGAAATGTCATTAAAGGATATTGCTTTGGATATACTACCAGAGGTGTGTAGAAATCTCATGAAGAGTTTACCTTATGAGTTAAAACGATATTTAGCAAAGTCTGATGAAAGTTTAGCGCAGGAAGCATTAATAGGGGGAGAAGATCAGACGGGATTAGTAAAAAGAAAGGTTGCCTTTACAGCACCGACAGATTTTTGGGAATTGGTGGCTATTCGGTTATCTGTATGGTCTAACCCACAAACAAGGTATATCTTAATTGATGACCCCATTTATACGGTTCAAAATAATCCATTTACCCGATCAGGGAAACAAAACCCAACCGTAGCAATTTCAAACACTACAAAGTTGGAACAAGGTCATTCACTGACAACATCACACACTAGGATAGAATGTTTTTCTGTTCATAATGAAGATGAGGTTGTGGTTTCATTGTTTCAGTACATCTCATTTGACAATGTACCGGATGATACTAATAGTGTATGGCCTGATGAATTATTTGAAGTCACATCAAAGGCTTTAGCGAGTGAATTAATGTTGATAAAAAATAGGTTACAACAAAGTTCACTTATTGGAAATGAAGGAGCAAAAATTATTGAACAACATAAATAAATATTAATCATTAAAATTCAAAGTTATGGAAATGGCTAAAAAAAGTTGGGTAGAAAGCCGAATAACCGCCTTAATCACAGCGGGGACATTGGTGGACTTAACAAGTGCCATAACTGCTTGGGCTACTGGCGCAGCAGTTGTAATTGGTGCTGCATTAAAAACAGGTTATAACAAGTTGTGCGGTTATACAAAAATTGATTATCGCCCAACGGGTGGAGGTTCTAACAGTTACGCCCTTCAAGTGCGTCACAATGCTGGTCAGACATCTGGTCAGGTAATAAGCCTTGATCATGAAGCCCATGTTACCGCAAGTGGTACAGCTTCGTTACGAGGCGTTCAGGGATTAGCTGTATTGGATGATACATTTACTGCTACCGGGGCAACCTATAACGGATTGTATGGTCAGTTTCGTGCTGATGGTACTTTTGCCGGGGCTGGTTTTGGTGCTGCTATCTATGGTCTTGTTGAGGCAAGTGCAGCGATAACCGCAGACCACATTTGTTCTCTTTGGCTCGATACACATCAAGCATTGGCAATTACCGGTAGCTATCAGTTGTTGTATTTGACCGAGAATGGCGCAGAACCATTGGATCAGGTATTTTATTTAAGGACACCGGGGGCAAAAGCACTTATGGAACTTGATACTTGTTCAACGTTTGTAAGCGCAACCGCTACCACTGCCGGAACTTCAAAGAAAATCAAGATAACTATTGATGGTGTTGCTTATTATATCAACGCATATACTGGAGCCTAATAATCAAAATGGTTGATGTTACCGTAAATATTGATATTAACGCTGTCTCTTACAAGACATGGTTAAACACATCCCTTGTAGGAATGGCTAATGTTGTTAATGGTGTCCCCTTGATCGAAACTACCGAAATGGGAACCGATCAGGAGGACGCTTTTAAGAACTTCATTGATGAAGCTTGCCGGGAAGTGTTAAAAATATTTGCCGGAAGACAAGGAGATGCCTCAGGTGTCCCATTTGAAAAACTTAGGGACAATGTTATATACAGGTTCAACGAAGAGCAGCCACCATTACCGCAAGCAAATTCTATCAAAGAATCTTTATACGAAGATACTAAAAATGCTATTTACACATTCATTACAATGATGTGGTTTAAGATTAAAAAAAACGAAGATATGGTTACTTATTTGGAGGCTAGGTATTTTAAACTGACCGACAATATAGACCATGCCCTTCATAAATTACACGATTAAAAAAGTTACAACAATGGGAGATATAACTGTTTCTGTTTCTATTTCGGCAGTTCATAAAGAGGTTGCAAGGCGATCTTCGATAGCCACCGAAACCGATCCTTACTATTCCAAAATGTCAACCGAGAAAAAACAATATTCTCAATTGCATGGCGAAGGTGATAGGATTACGGCAGACTACACAAAAGAAGCTGCAAAAGAAGTATTACAAGCATACTTAAACCGCCAAGGTGATGTAAACGGGATAGCCTATGAGTATGATAAGGTTATTGCCGTAAATGGTGCAGTAAACCAAAGAGAGACCATAACTCTAACCGGAACAGATGGCTATGCCTACGTTACGGAAATTGCACCTGTCGATAAAATTGTGACATTCGATAGTGACCTTGCCACTTCAGCAGCAAATTTTGTCAGTGACAATATTGCTTATTATAGCAATCAAGGGATTGACTTAACTTCTGATGGGTCAGATATAATTTTTGAAGCTCAAATAGGTGGAGTACCTTTTACCGCTCCTGTTATTGCCCTTCAGAATGGTAGTTTGGATGGAACCACGGACCATACAACCGCTAATCAGGCAGGTGATAAAATCACTACCGGAAACATTGTATATCGGTTTGCCGAAAATACAAATCCGCTTTCAGTAAAGCAATCAAATGCCATTATTACAAGGCTGACAAATAATACAAAAGATGCTATTATTTATTACATTCTTGTATCCCTTTATCGTAATGACGGTAATACTATCAAGGAACAAGAAGTGCTATCTAAAGCATTGACATTGATTGATAATCTTTCCGGTGATCTTTATAGGTTACATGACTAATCATGTCAAGCCTGATAATAAAGGATACGGGAGTAGACCATCTTTACAAGGATGGTGTGCCTATTGTTGAGGTATTTGTTAAGATAGCGGATATTTTTCAATTGGTAGCCAGAAAAACTGCGCTTATTGCTCAGGCTGACCCATTCTTTGACCGACATTCATCGGCTAAAAAGATGCTGATAGAACTTCACGGAGAAGGCAGCCGCATAGCAAACGATTTTATATCGCTTGGAGCAAGTGACATACTACCCGTTTTTCAGCCTATGCAGCGATGGATGACAGCGTTTAAAGATGTAGATGGAAATTCAATAAGCATGTTTGATTATGATCTGCTTATTCCCGGTGATTCTGAAGCCGATCCACCAACAGAAGATACCCACACGGGGACTATTGTTTATCGTTGGCAAATAATGGATACAAGGTCTGCTCAATTCAAGCTCAATTATACCAATGAAACACGTGGAAACATTATAACCGACCTTAACATTGTCAGGAATGTTCAACGGTATCTTATTGAAGCCTTACAAGACTATATGATGATGGAATTCTACAAAGCAATAGGATACGATAATAAATACATCATTTATTTCAAGTCTTACGAAAAGAACCGTCAGAATATTGCTTTCTGGGCTAAAAGTGATTTAAGTTTACAAACAGGACACAACTATGTCGAACATTAAGAACATACAATCATCCCAACAAATAAGGGAAGTATTAAGGAGGAATGAGCGGACAGGGATAACACGCCCTAAAAAGCAAACGGAAATCCCGGTTATTGATTCTTCGTTCTTAGAGCAGTATGTTTTTAATAACTTAGGTACGACCCCATCGCACTTTATCGCCAACCTTCAAACACAATATTTTGCAGAACAAAATTTCAGGGATCGAAGACAACGGAATGTTGAATTTGTCCGGGGTAGGCATTTTAATGAAGTAGTTTGGGATAGTGAGATTAAAAAATATGTAACCCAATGGGTTTATAATAAAAGGCGCAATATTCCACCTCTTACCTATAATGTTGTTTCTAAACTTGTAAGAAGTTTGGAAGGTCAATTCAGGGGTGTCAATACCGGAAATGTCGTTGTCTGTGACAGTAAAGATGAAAGAGGGAGTGAGTTAGCAACCCAACTTACCCGGTGCATAGATAGGGTTAAAGATAAAAACCGTTCAAAAACTAAAGATGCTGCCAACTTTAACGAGATGCAGATTTCGGGGCAACCTGTATGTAAGGTACTTTGGGAGAATGACAATATCAATGAAAAAACCGATTTAAAATATCGGAATGTAAACCGGGCTTTATTTGGGATAAACCCTGGGATTACAGATTATGATATGGATAACCTTCATGTCATATACGAAATTCACAATACTTCATTAAATGACATCGTAGGAAGTTTTGCCAAAGGGGATTATGAACGTGGCATGGCTATTAAAAAGATGTACACCAAATATCAGGGAAGTGAGATTATGCAGTCAGCATATTCTAATCAATCCTTTGATGGTAGCCAATTAAGAAATAACACTTTTAATCATCAAGGGGTAAACAACTCTTCATACAGATATTTTGAAGTATGGATGGAGGTTAGCGACTACGAAGCCATAACAGAAGACCCATTAGACTTTCCCGGATCACGGTTGTGTCATAAATGGAGAAATGTTGCCGATGTTAAAAAAGAAGTAGATGCTGAAAACGAAAACAGGCTAACAATAGGAGAAGGTGTTAACCCTGAAGATGTATTAATTACAATCAGTACAGATTTTGTTCCCCGTTGGTATGCAATCTATCTGACCCCTTGGGGGACGGTATTAGATGTAAGGGAAAGCCCGTTTAAAAATGCAAAGCATCCATACGTGTTTACACCTCCGGGAATGAATGGTGAAATTTGGGGTATCGTAGAAGAGGTTTGCGATGCACAATTAGGCATGGATCGACAAATAAGAAATGCTGAGGCAATTGTTGAGAACGCTTCAAAAGGTGTTTGGCTTGTACCTGATACTGCTGTTCCTGACACCCATACAAATAAAGAATACCTTCAAGAATTAAGACGTGCCGATGGAGCCGTTATCTACAAAGTCAAAGACGGTATGGAAAATTATGTGCCAAAACAAGTTTATGCCAATTCAGCCAATGTAAGCGGGGAAGTTCAAGGAATGATTTCACTCTATTCAGGATTGATAGACGAGATTTCCGGTAATTATGGAGCAGTACAAGGGCGTGGCGGTTCACAGGTATCCAAGACAGCTTCAGGTTACGCCTTAGAGACACAAAATGCAGGGTTAAATGTATCCGGTATTATGGAGACATTTCTCACAATGCTTGTAGATAGGGATGAAAAAATGTTATCGTTGATGTTGGAAGGATATACTGCTGCTGACTATAAACGTATTACCGGTGAAGAGATAGACCCTACAGAATTGAAGAAATATGAATGGTCGATACAACAAAGCAAGGGTACAAATTCACCTGCCTTTAGGTTACAACTAGAACAGGAATTAGTACATTTTGTTGATGAAAATTTCTTGCCGCTTGAAGTGTTTATGGAAGTTTCCAATAACCCTGTTATGATACAGGCTAAACAAAAACTTGACGAATACAATAAAAAGAAAGCATTAGAGCAACAGGCAAATCAAATGAGTGCGCCACAGGGATTGCCGCAGGGGCAGCCCGGAACACAACCGGCAGCACAACCGGGGCAACCACAACCAGCACAGCCGCAACAATCACCAATGCCAATGTATCCAGGGTTTAATCCAAAGGTAGGACAAGCTTAAATACAAGTATGTACAGCGCAAAGCCATTAGGCATAAATATTAGGCAGAATGACAGAGAAGTTTTTGATGGGTTCCTTCAGGAATGTATCAACCTTCAGAAAAGGGACGGTTCAACAAAGCCCCTTCCTAATAGATTATTGTCTGATATAAACACTACCCTTTACGGCAAAATTATACTTCACAAAGTTTCAGATGAAGGACAAATAAATGTATTTGGGTTTAACCGGGCATCGTATGGCTTTCTTGCGGAAGATTTATCCGCTTATTTGGGTGGGGGTGAAGATACGTTAAATGGAAACTTGACATGGTTTGGCGCTATCATTGACGGGGTTTATTCAGCAAAGGAAACGCCACAAGTTTTAAGTATTGTAAGGACGGTTGGAATGTCATTTACCATATTGAATGGGTTAATGTATTTCATGGGTAACGGAACTACTATTGAAGAGAGATTTTATAAACGTATTCAGTACAACCAGACAACTCAATTGTATGAAGAGAAAGACATGTACGCTTGGAAGAGCTTAATCCCTTTCTATCCAGAACAAGTAGCCATTCAGTTAACGGCAGCAAAGAAAGCATATCAAGTTATTACCCAATGCGGGTTTATCCTTACCCGGTTCACGCTAGTGTTAAAGACGGGTGAAGAGGTTTTGCATTCACCTATCTATTTTAATTTTTTATATGGATTAAATAGGTCTGCATCAACATATTTTAATTACGGGGAAACCGAATTAACAGATAAGATTGTAAAAAATATACACACTGTAATTAATCAGAACCTAGAATTTATTGATAGTGATTTGTTTAATAAAGAAATATCTGCTATAAATGTTTATGCCTCAGTGCCATATTATATATCTGATATGCCAAAAATATCAATTCCACAATACACAACCGACCCTCATTTCGGTTATTTGTTATTGTTAGGGGATGAAACATTAAAAGCAGAAGTTCAAAAAAAAGCAGAAGAACCCTTTTATTTGATAAATACAATAGAAAGCCCTTCTTCAAAACAAGTGATATTATCTGTCGGACAATTAGATTCTGATATTGATTTTAAATATGGTTCTGATTTAACAAAAATAGAATATACCTCGGTTGATATTATGACTATTGCAGCCGGACAACCGATGCCTGTTGACAATTACAGTTATCATAGAAAATACGGTGAAATAACTTCGGATAATGGAAGATTGGTTATAGGTAGTCCGGTAACAGTATTATCTGACGGACACATAAGGTCTTTATCCCTTAACAACATTCAAAGTTATTCGTGCTTCGATATGGACACCGAAGATGGTAAAGTGACAAAACTTTCAAATATATTGGATAAATCAATTGAAATAACACACGAAGAGGGGACAGGGATATGGAAAATACTATCAAGGGGAATATTGTCATATCCCGATATGAGAACTAATAGAATAGGGGTAAATACTGCCATTGATGGTGATTCATCAAAAATAACACGTGTCAATTGCAGAAAAAACAAGCTTCACAATATGTCGTGTGATTTTGATTTTTATCGAATATACTTTATTTCAAGCCAATTCTATTTTGTAGAGGACGGGGATAACTGTAAATTTATTTCAAAGTATTGTGAGAAAATAGATACTCATGGGTTTAGGTTAATAGAAGATGCCCTTTATCCTTCGGATATTACTAGTAATGATAATTATTCATCTGGAAATGCAGTTCAGTTTTCAGCTATTGGGGAATACAGCGTATGGCCAGCTATCAATAGTTATCGGATAGGCAATGGAAAAATCATGAAGGTAGGGGCTAATAATGTTGATCAGAAAACTGCCAATATGATTTCCATGTTGATAGTGGGTACTACGGATGGTGTTTGGTCAATCAATACAGACCCGACAGGGAATAACTTTGTTTCATCGGTAAGCAGGAAATCATTTACCCCTTACATTTCAAAAGAAGTTTTACAGGTTGGCAATGCTTTTTTCTTTATAAGCGACAAGGGATTAATGATAATGCAGGGTGGCGAAGAACCACAGAGTTTATCTTATGATTTCTTCCCCGGCCAAGGTGATGGGAATTTACCAGAGAATGAAGATGTGTATCCAAATTACAATGTTTTGACAGACCCTTATTTTGACGGATCAAACCTTTATGTTTTGAGCGATGTTGTGAACTACCTCAAAAACGCTAAACTAGCTTACGATAACCGAAGAAATACTATTTGGTGTAGCAATCCTTACGAAGAATTTTCTTTGATATTTGACCTGACAAATAAATGTTGGGGAATGAGTACCACTGTCTTTTCAGAAGCCATTGAATTATTCAGTTCATTGACTACTAATGAAGGAAGTATTGAAAGCTGGTATCTGGTAACGGATAATAATTCACTTCAACCGTATCTTTTAATTTTGAGTGGTGAAGATATGGAGACTGAGGTTTTTGTTCATTTACTTACCAGACCATTAAAATTCAATAAGGGTGAAGCTGAGAATTCTGATAATGCAGACCACTACAAAAAGATACAAAGGATGTTTGCCAGGTGTGAACTCTATCGTAGTAGTGCAGAAACGGGCTATTTTAGTTTCGGTATGTGGGGAAAACAGGATATTAACCGTGATAAGTTGAACATGCCTTTAATAGCCTTGTCGGATGGAAGGACAATATCTTTTCCGAGTGATGTAAGACAGGATATACCAGTAGGAGCCAGAAAGGGAAAATACAAGACTGTTTCTATTTTGTTAGGAGGTCAAATGTTACCTGATAGTTCTATTGATAGCTTTGATTTTGAAACAGCTTTAGTTGACGAAACATTAATGAGATAAGATATGAAAATAGAACCCGTTGATTATACCACAAAGACAAATTTCAGACCTATCGTAGATAGGACAAAACAAAGCACTGCCGAAGACTGGAATGAGGTAAAACGTGTTACGGATGCGCTTGTTGGGTTGTTGCATGTTGAATCAGGAGATGTTGCATTAGAAGACGGGTTAACATCATTTGAGATAGTTTTTAAAGATGCTTTCCCTGATGCTTTATATAGAGTTTTGGGAGGGGTAATAGTTGTTTATCAAATTGATGGGGAAGAAATTACTGAAATAGCAATTAAAAACATTGTCCGGGCAGTTGATAAAGTAACTTTTGAAACCTACAATGAATCGAGTAATTACAGAGTTGACTATGAAATAAAAGTAAGATCATGAAAAAATTAATATTCACTATATCGCTTATTTTGTTGGGTTTTATCCTGATGGCTCAAAATAAAGAGTTCAATAATGTCAAAGTTTTGGGTAGTTTTATTCTGGATAGCGACAGCATGAGGCATACAACAAAAATGGATGTATCTGATGATACTTTGCTAACAAAGAAATGGGCTGAACATAGTTTGGTTGTATCAGGTGAAGGATTATTTGACACCCTTCAATACTATCCCAAAAAACCTATCATTGTTTACAATACCATTCCGGTAACAACGAGAAATATTTCCGTTAATTACGGGGTTACAATGACAAATACGGGGTATAAATTTAATGCCTTTGCATGGTATGATTCACCGACAGGAAGGGTTTATAATGGGATGACAGAACCTGATACTACATTAACCGGTTTTACTTGTACTGTGAATGTTCCACAAGGATACTTGTTTTATGAGGCAACGGATAGTTCTGGGTTTTTATCGGAAGAAAGCGGATGGGACGAACACGATCCAAATTATGCTTCCGACAGTTCATTCATTAAAACAGGGATAAGGGAATGGAATAGTTCAGTTTCCAAAGGTCTTACTTCGGGGGATACTACGAGGTGGGCTTTGGCAATCAACAGTAAAGCACCATTGACTTCACCTAACTTTTTAACCGATGTTGATATTCAAGGAAATGGTTCATCTTCACCAATATTAATAGTAGGGAATGACAAGGATGCTACTAAGGATAGCACCTTTACTATTTTGGCTAACGGGAATGTGGGGGTTGGAGCATCTCCTACCGAAAAGCTAACTGTAAATGGCGGTAATTTAAATTTCGCTACCGCAGGTCAATATGGATTAAAATGGCCGGGAGGCTCAAGGTTATACGAGCAGACGGTTGCTCAAGGAGGGGTGGATAGAATGCTATATTCACCTAATGGAAGTGAATTTGATGTATTAAACGAGGCTGGGAATGCTTACATTGCTTCATTTAGTAGTGGGCGTATTGATTTATTTGCAGGAGGCAACCAATATTTTACTTTAATATCTGGCGGCAACGTCGGAATTGGAACTACTGCACCCGGTTCTAAACTAACTATAAGTGGACACATAGGCACTCTTGGTACTATTCCGGTTTTAACAGGTGCTGGAACTGGGGCATCTATTGCCACAGGTTCAACAGATACAGCAGGGGAGATAACCGAAGGAACTTTGGCAGCAGGTGCAGTAATTACTTTTGCTACTGCTTACACAAATGTACCTTTTGCAATAGTGGTATCGGAATCGGGTTTATTATTTAGCTACACTGTTTCAACGACTGCAATTACAATTACCAATATAGGAGCATTGAGTAGTACAAAACTAACATATCAGGTAATTGCAAGAGAATAATTAATGTATTTTAAAATATGAAATACTTATTCATCATATTATTATTTCTTTTTTCCTGCTCAATGGAAATAATTCCTGAAAATAAATCCATAGGGATAGATACGATAACCGTAATTTTTGAGCAGGGATTTACCGATGCTGAAAAATTAATTATCGACTTGGAAAAATGCAAAGGTAAACGATTGGGTTTAAATTTTAATAAATACTATTCTCACTGCTCTATTATGATTGATTCAATGATTTACGATACCCACCCTAAGCATGGAGTTATATGTAATAAATTTGCACCTAATGATAGAAATAGGGAATTCATTGAAATATCGGTCGATAATAAGCAAGAAATTAAAAACAAACTTGATTATCTTGATGATACCGAAAATGTTTACTATTATGAAGGTGTTGTTTTTCAGGGTATTTATATGCAAATAGGGATATGGCTTGGCAATAAAGAGCCACATAAATTCTATTGTTCAAAATTAGTTTCTTATGTTTTGGGTTATCCAAATTACTATAAAATGGATATTCTTGATGTTTATGTAAAAGTTAAAAAATAAGATATGAAAAAAATACTTATAATATTAATTGTTTTCCTGATGTCGGGAATATGGTCGTTCGGACAATTCAATGGGGGTAACGTAAACGATGTAACATCCAAAATATTCAGGTATGATTCTACCCGTACCGTAACAGATCCTAAAGACTGTCTTCCTTTATGGATGGCACAGGAGATGATTGTAGGCTATGTTTCTAAGGGAACTGTTACAGCGGCTACAACAATAGCCCTTACATATCCTATAACCGGATCAGGAACTATTACTACCGATGGTCACTTGGCAGTTACAGGCGATACAATCCTTGTTAAAGATCAAGTTCTCCCTAAATATAATGGTGTTTACCTTGTTGGTGTACCATGGACAAGAATAGGATACATGGATACTTGGGCTGAAATTTATAAATCTTCTGTAATAGTTCGAACGGGTTCGGCAAATGCAAATTCAACGTTTTCAAGCTACATGAAATCAACTGGAACACTTGATTCTGATACAATACTTTGGAACTTAACAGCAAGATTCCCGGATATGACCAATTATAGGATTTCAGACATAAGTTATGAACGTGGAAGGGTTAATATCACGCAGGGAGCAATAAAAGATTCAACTCCTGTTCTATTCACTGAAGGAGATTTCTATGAAACTATCCCAGGGTTTGAGATTTCAGGCACAGGAAACCCTATCAACGGAAACTTGACATTTGATTTAACAACCGGATATCAAATACCGACAACAGCACAACTGAATAAACTTGATTCATTGCCTTATTCAATTGGGGATTGGCATGGTACTTTTGATGGGCATGAAGGGAGTTATTACCTTGCATACGATAATTTAACCGGAAAACCGACTATTCCTATTATTTCAAATACCGCTTATGGGTTAAGTTGGTCAACAAGCCTAGATGGTGCAAGTAAAGCAGCCCTATACGCAAAGATAGAAACATTGGGTGCCGGTGCGCACTCTCTTTCAACCGGGCATACAGACGTATTAACAAGTAGTGTCGCCAATAATAACATTTTACAATGGAATGGTACTAAGTGGGTAAATAGGAGCTTATCTGCTGCAGGGATACAACCGGCAGGAAGATACGTTAACTATATCAATTACGATAGCCATTATTCTCAGGCATACATACGTTATCATCTTACATCTACAAAAGACTCCATTAGTTATGTGGAGGCAAGTATTGCAATAGATACGGTAAAGATAGATAAAGTGGGATTTATGTCACCAAATATGTTAAATAAACTAAACGGCATTGAATCCGGCGCACAAAAGAATGTAAAAGCAGACTGGACGGCAACAACAGGCGATGCGTTGATACTTCACAAACCATTACTCTACACACGGGCGCAATGTGATTCTATTTATAAAATTGATTCAATGCGTACCATGAGAAACCAAACGTTTGTTTATTATCACGGAGGACGTGTTGATTCAACGGCAACAATTAAGGTAAACATTGGTGATTATTACCAAGGGGGATATGTGTTTTATATTGACCCCTCCCGTTCATGGGGGTTATGTGCCGCTTCATCAGAGTTAGCAACTTCTTATCAATGGAGTTCAACCAATGTAAATATTACAACCAGGGGAACGGCAATAGGAACTGGTCAAGCGAATACAGACGCAATCATAGCTACACACGGGGCTAATTGTGCCGCTTATAATTGTAAACAATATTTAGGTGCGGGTTATACTGACTGGTATTTACCAGCACGGGACGAATTAGACTCAATCTATAAAGTATTGGTTGTAAAAAAAGGACTTCCCTATGGAACAGGACATCAGAAATGGAGTTCTACACAAAACGTGACGGACGCTACAACCGCATGGTTTCATAACTGGTCAACAACACATGGAACTTCCGGGAAAGATATTACTCTTTATGTAATCCCTGTGCGTACTTGGTCATTAACAAATGCAAACACTTTGCCCCCTGGTGTAAATGGTGCAACTGTTTATTTTAATAATGGCAGTTGGCAGATACTACAAAAGGGTACAGATGGGCAGGTTTTGAAGTTAGCAAGCGGATTACCTGCGTGGGCTTCTGTTTCGGCAGGATCAGGAACGGTAACGTCGTTTTCAGCCGGAACATTGAGCGGTGTCTTTACTACTTCGGTTGCTACATCAACTACTACGCCTGTATTAAGTTTTACCCCGGTAGCGCAAAGCCCATACACAGTTTATTCAAGGGGATCAGGAACAGGAACGGCAAGTTTTCAAGCTTTAACCGATGCTTTTATTCCTAACGATATTACGATAACGAGTGCTGGTGCTTTAACGGTAACGGCAGGAACTTCTTCAACTTCAGTTATCCATTCAAATACCTCAGGTTCAACAGATGTAACTTTGACTGCTGGAAGTGGGATGACAATAACGGAAACAGGCAATAATATCACATTATCGTCAACAGGTGGTGGTGTATGGCCTGGTTATCCTGAAAGTGGAATAGTTGTATCAGATGGTAGTGCATGGACTACTTCAATTACCAATAATTCTACTAATTGGAACACAGCCTATACCGACCGTTTAAAGTGGGATGGTGGTTCAAGTGGATTAACGGCTGCAACCGGACGATCAAGTTTAGGATTAACTTCGTGGGCTACATCGACAACAACCGATAATAGCACTAACTGGAATACTGCCTATACAAATAGGATTACTTCAGCCACATTGCCACTTTCTATAACATCAAATGTAATTTCAGTGGCTCAATTTGGTACTTCTGCATCTGGTATAGTTCCGGCTTCAGGAGGGGGTACAACGAATTTTATGAGGGCAGATGGTACTTGGGCTGCTCCTCCGGGAGGTGGTTCAACTGTTTCAACCTTTGCAACTATTACCACAAATACATCTCCTGTATGGAATGCAACTACCAGTAGAAATGCAAAGTTTACAATGCCATCAACTGCCGCTACGTTTACTTCAGGTAATTTAACCGCTCCGACAAATGGTGATATTCCCGCTTGCTTGGTTGTTATTCCTTATTCATCGACTGTAACGCTAACTTTCCCAACAGGATATTACTTTACAAATGGACACACGAGAAGTTTTAATATCGAATACGAGGTTGGGTTAAGATATAAATTTACCTTTACAAATACAGGCTCAGGGGTGTTAATAGATTATGCCACATTTAAGATCGCTAACTAAAGATATTATGAGAGACTATATTTTTTCATTCATATTTGCATGGTGTTTCATACTTCCAATTTCGGGGACGGGACAGATACAGACATATCACAATGGCTTTGTGGCTGCAACAAATAACGGTGTTTATTATTTGATGGACGGGGATAATCAGTGGGTGAGTTTTGGTCAAATGTTGAAACCGTCTGGATATAAAAGAAATTATGATACAATAACATCAGTGTCATTTAATAATGTCTTAGGTGTACATACTTTTAGTCAGAATAATTCATCCACCAATGAGACAAGTGATTATTATAATCTTCATGGAAATAGACTATCAGAAATAAGCCTACATGGAAATACCAACCAGCCAACACAGGTAATGATTAAAAAGAACTCAACAAATAAATTTAAAGACGATTATTGGGTTCATGTTATTAATATTGGAGCGGCAAAAACTATTGGAGTTAAATCTATTATTAATTCAAAAGATTTTAGCATTAGTGAGGCTAATCTGCAATACTTCACGAGCCTTGCGACAGACAATGATAGTATTTTAGTTTGGGCTGGGTCAAATAATATGCTGTATAAATTAATAATTAACACATCAACAGGAATCCCAATACAAGAATCTATTTCCGGCCTTACCTCCCATACTGCGTCTGGTCATCAAATCTGTTATGACAGCAATAATGACCTGTTTTGGATAGTCAGTGATGAAGGGAAAATTTATAGCTATAATAAATCAACGGTAACAGAGATCGAAACTCCAATATCCCCCATGTATTCAGATACGGTTTATGATATTTCTTTTGACAATACCAATAATGCCTTATGTGTTGGGTACAGATCAGCAAATTTTTATCATTGGTGGCAAAGAGAAAATTGGAACGTGTCCGATTGGACCGTAATTGGAGGCGGAGCTTATGGTACAGAAGCGGGAGAAGTTCATGTATGTAACGATAATAAGGGAAATGTATTTTACATAACACCTACTGGATGTTTTAAGCATGGAACAGCTGAATATGGTAATGCTGGTCAGGTTGCCGACCTTCCCCTCGGCACAGTAGTCTATGACCTTGATTACATAGACTACCTTCCGTATATTGCACCTTATTGGGATTATGAAGGAACTTTAACAGTTGGATTTTATGATAATACAGGACAATACTTGTATGGATATGATTCAGAGGGTGAGCCATATAATTTTGGAAGTATTTCTCCCATGAATTCAGATATAGTATCTTTAAGTTGGAATTCAGACCAACCGCCATCAGAACCATATACTATATTGGTTGGTTCTTTGGCTATTGACAGACAAATATCAGAAGTCTATATAGATGGAACTATTTATAATTTATCTGAAAGTGGTACTTTGATTGGTATTTCAAACCCATTTCCGGCTGTTGGTGAATCATGTACAATAAAATTAAAATACACATTAATACCTTAAAAAAGTATATTTGATTATTCGATATATATATCATAAATTTGTTAAACAATTTAAAAAAAAGAAATCATGGCAAAGAAAAAAGTTAATACAAAGGACATTCAGCCACCACCACCGCCAAAGAAATGAGAAAGCGAATGTTCATAATACTTTCAATCTACATTGTCATCGAAACGGCTTATTTAATATTGGGTAAAAGTTCGATTTGGTGGTGGAATTGCTTGTATTTTATGAACAATGCTTTTTTGACAATCGGGGTATTATCGACAATTAGGGGTAATTTCGATGCTATTCTGATTGATATAAGTATGTTTTTGGCTGGTGTAAATGGAGCTTACAATATCATCACTGCGATAGATGAAAAGTTTGCAAACTGGGTTAATACCTCTTTTTGGGTATGCTTGATAATAGTAGGTGTTATTTTTATTCTACTAATCAATAAATGTTTAAAATTATGTCTCCACAGCAAAAAAAAGAATGGATGAAACAGATATTAATGGCTGTCATCACGATAATTAGTACTTTGATAATTTTTGCCTTTACTTTCGGTAAGGAAACAAGGTATTCTGAAACAAAAGAGTTAAAGGATAAGGTTACTTTACTAGATTTAAACAAGGCAGATAAAACAGAGTTAAATACTAAATGTGCCGAAACAATGACATATATCGACAGGCAGGACAATATAATGAGAAATGAACGATTATTGCAGTTCGAAGGTATTAAAACTCAAATTGATGATCTAAAGAAAGGTCAGGATAAAATTATGGAAAAACTAGACCGAGCGTTGGGATTAACATATATCAACAAAAACAAAAGCACAACTAAAAAAGATACAACTGCTTTCAATTCAATTGATATTTACGAAATAACTAATAATTAAACGATGATATATTTAGGGATTGCTTTTTGTGCTTTTGTTGGATTAGGGTTACTTTTTCACTTTTTGAAATGAATCAACTTCTTTATGATAGGATCCATGGTCACCCGGATTATTCGACCTGCAAGAATTCAAACCTGACAAATTTGATTGCTGGTGATCCGGTTTCACCAATCGTCCCGAAAATGTGGGGAACATTGAAAATACAATTTGACTGGATTAAAAAATTATTCAAAAATGATAACAAAAAAACTCGAATATCACGAAATAACTTTTGAAAGCCTACACGATGGAGACCTAACAATCTTAGGACTTCAACCAAAAATGGACTGTTCCGGTATTTGGACGGAGGGATATGGAGAAGCAATGATTTATAACCATGAATTTTTGAAGGGAATAGAGAATAAAGCTTTAGCGAACCAATTAGCCACCATACACACGGAGCAGGAAGCAATAGAGAACCTAAATAGCAGATTAGAACTAAACTCATTAAATGTTAATAGGTGGCTTAAAGTGACCTTAAACCAGGATCAACTTGATTCTTTAAACTCACATTTCGATAATTGCGGATATTCCGAAACACTTTATGGGTTGATAAATTCAGGGGACCTAAAAAGTGATGACCTTAGAGTATTTTGGACTCAGCATTATATTACTTCTTATGGAGTACAATTACCGGGGTTAATCAAAAGGCGTTGTACAGAATATCATTGGTTTTTAACCGGTGTTTGGGATTATGATGCATGGAGACTTTATTGGGATAATATTTAAAACTGAAATCATGAAAAACATTTTAATTTTATTGCTGCTTATTTCTTCTTTTTCGTTTGGTCAAATATTGACAAACAAAGATTCTATTTGTGCCCAACGTGGACACATTTGGATTGTTGTATCTGAAAAACCAGTACCATATCAATATGAAATAATCGACTATCCCGATTCGACGATCAAAAGCATGTCAAATGGAGACATAGTTTTAAAGGTTTGTGAAAGATGTTCACAAATTAAGGAATTTACCACGCCAAACGAAAAAGTCACTATTTGGAGGAGTTCTAAATATATGAGATATTTGGATTCAATTCAAAAACAGATACATTTTCCATCTTTTACATGGACGGAATAATTATTAATTAATCATTTAAAAATTATAAATTATGAAAAAGTTTTTACAAAACATTTGGAATTTCATTAAGAATGTATTTCAAAAAGCAACGGATGAGACAAAGGTTATTGTACCTATTGCGGTTGAGATTGTTAATGACATTAAGGCTGTTACCGATTCTGGAGCGGACGACGTAATTATTTCGTTATTGGAAATCCCGTTACCTGGAGCAACAAAAGTTATCATTGACAAAGTTCATGCTTGGATAGAAGCAAAACTACCTATTGCTATACTATCACTTAATTCAATCAATTTAATTGCTAATATAACTGACCCTAATACTCGATTGGTAGCAATAATAAATTACTATAAAGCGCTTTCAGGTGATCCTAAGGCACAATTCTTTTCAGGGTTGGCAGCAGAATTAACAGTTGATCTATCAGATGGTAAACTTTCAATACCTGAAGCTTATAAATTAGCGAAAGAATATTATGATTTTAACTTCAAAAAATAAATAAGATGAAAAAAATTAAAATGTTAAGTATCCTATTATTTTGCCTGTTGGCAGTAACAGTAGTTTATAGTCAAGATGTTGTCCTACCCGTAAAAAAATCAATCTTTTCTGGTATTTTTGACTGGAACACTATTTTTAATATAGTGATGGGTTTAATTGGTATCCTTGGTGGTACTACCCTTGCATTTTGGAAAAAAGCAAAGATTAAGATTCGTCAAGCGGGGGAATTACTTATCAAGTTTGCCGATGCCGTTGATGATGACAATGTAGATGCCAATGAGAAAACTGACCTTTCAGCAGCTGCCAGGGATTTAGTATCAAACAATAACCCTACTATTTTACCTGCAACAAAAGATTTGGTTTAAAAATAAGACTTTTTCATAGTTTATTAAGTATTTAGGTTTAGTAATCAGTAAGCCGGGTTCAATTACGTTCCCGGCTTTTCTTTTTCCTAACTATTACCCCAAACCACCCATTTCTGGGTACAAATTTTAAACGATCTATTAAAAGTAATGTACTTTATTAGCTTTTAAAGAAAGTGGCTTTAAATGCCTTAAAATAGGCTAAATTGATTTAAATAAATCAAAATCCCGGTTAACACAATTTACAGGTAAATCTTTACGATCTATTCCGGCTGCTTTTAAGAGAGAATCTTTGAAATATACAGGGATATTTGCTGCCTTTTTATGACACAATCCATTTACACCTTCAATAAAATAAATCAATTCCTGTTTACTGTATTTTTCACCTGATTTCAGTCCAATTTTATATAAATCACAGAATAAATAAGAGTCACATATCATCCTGAATGAACTATCAAAATCAATAATTGGCTCAATTGAAGCAAAAGTTTTAAAACCCAACTCATTGCTTCTTTTTAGCAGCCTTATTCTTTGATGTGTCTGGCTTGCTCCTGGTTCAAGTTCATCATGCCCCGTTAGTGTTACTCCAATAGCAATCAAATTCCTTTTAAGTAAAAATCCAAAACCATATTTAACATCATCAGATAAATTTTCCATTTTGGTGAGTATCTTGATGGGAACGTCATACTGTTGACAAATTCTAACAGCCTTAAATGTCAATCCTATTGATTGTGGCAAACAAGGATCAGTCGTGAAACTAAAGAATAATCCATGTTTCTGAAGTTCAGAAAGGTTTGCTTTTAATTCCTTTTCAAATACTTCAATAGCGTGTTCTTCGTTCTTGAAACACTTTTTTAACATTGGGATCTGCCCACCCAATACTTTTGCCCCAATACCTTTTTTCAAGTAGCAATAAGTACAATCGTTTGAACATCCTACATAGAAATTACAAGCCCATTGAGCGTACTCTTGTGCGGAACCTTTCGGTTTATAAATTGCATTATTACTCATAATTTTTATTTAAAGTTACTAAATTTCAATGATTTATTAAAAATTAATCAAATGTTTTTCAAACTCTTCCATTAAAATATGATGTTTCTATTTAAAGTTTTTCCAATTCTTTTTTGGATCAGGAATTTGATCGTTTTCATCCTCTGATGAAAAATCCATAGCATAGCCATTTTG